ATAGAACAATTTATAGTTAACAATTACTTTGAATTAAGTAAAATTTCAAAAAGAATAACAAGAGGTCACGAACTATCCAACGACCTCTTAAACGATGTCTTACTGCAACTCTATGAGAAGGAGAAGATTGAGTTAAAAGAATATGATGAGAATAGTATCAAATACTATATCACCGCAATAATGAGAATTAATTGGAATTCCAAAACATCACCGTTCTATTATCGTTATAAAAAATATGTTGATTTAAGTCAAGAACTTGATTATAATTATGATGTGGCTGATGATTATGAGCAAAAAATGGAAAGGGAAGTTCTTATCCAATGTTTGGAGATATCATTCTCTGAACTTGATTGGTTTAAAAAATCTGTATTTGAGTTATATATGACCCACGGTAGTTTAAAACAGGTTGCATTAAAAACGGGGATACCACTTACAAGTATTGCTCGATATGTTAAAGAAGCAAAATTACAAATGAAAACTAAAACTAATGACAAACTTAATGGAAATTAAAGTAATTCATACAGAGAACCCAAAAGAACATTGGGGATTTTTGGATGTGGACGGCAGAACCATTATCGATATGGGATGTGGTATTTGGGAAAACGACGTAGAACCTACACCAATATATTTCTTAAAGGAAGGGGCAACAAAGGTAATTGGAATTGACCCCAATGAACCAAGTTATAATTGGTACCGAGATAATCTAAAGACAGAAAGATTCTTTCAACATATGGATTACTTGGATAGTACTGAGAAGTTCAGATTCTACATTAATGCATATAAACCTCAAGTATTAAAAATCGACGTGGAAGGTTCAGAGATATTCCTGAATAACATTACCGCGGAACAAATGGAATCGGTAAGAGAGATTGGAATAGAATTTCACAATTTAGCCACGAGGATAGTTATTGAAAATATGTCAAAAGAGTGGGGGTTCTATGTTGAGGGAAGATATCAGTTAATGAATATAAACCCTGATTCAATGGGTGTATTCCACCTAAAGAAACCTAAAAATGTAACAATTAAACTCAGAAAGAATGGAAATCAAGAAGAAAACAATTGATGACGTGTTAAACGAAGAATTAAAGAATTGGAATGGTGGAGAACCACCCAAGTCAAAAAAGTGTACCAGTTGTAAGAAAAAGAAACCCGTGGAAGAATTACCATTACCACAAATAATACAATTGGTAACAAAAGAAGAAGTAATGTACTTATACACCGAAATGACAAGAAAGACATTCACAGATGAAATGTATAATGAATTAAATATGATATATTCATTACTCTTCAACGAACCATTGAATAAATGTCAGGGATGTGATAGAAGACAGTACAGAAAGGTAAAACACTATGTTGACACCCATTATCCCAAAAATTAATATTTATAGGTATGGAAAAGGAAAATAAAGGACGCAAAACAACAGAGGTAGAATATGAGGAACGATTGGTCCGCGTATTTGAGATGATGTTGTATGAACGTTTAAACTCAATTGAGTTCAGAAACAAAGCATCAAAAGAGTTTGGGATAACCACACGACAAGCGGACAATCTATGGAAGGATGCAAAGGATAGGTTAAAACTACGTTTTGAGGACGAGAGAGAAGAGTTATTGTCATCACAGATAGAAAGGTACTTTGACCTCCTTAATCGTTGTAGAATGTCAAATAACCGTAGGGTAGAGAAAGAGGTATTGGATTCTCTTACAAAACTATTTGGATTGGAGGGAACTCAAAAGGTGGACATTACCAGTGGAGGGGACCCAATCTCAATCAATATTATATTAGATAAGTAATATATACGTATATATTTTTTTGTATATTTGTGAGATAAAAATTTCGATAAATGAAACGATTAGAAGTAAAAGCGGGTGACCGATACGGACGTTTAACAATTATTAAAGGAGTTGAAACAAAAAATGGTAATAGATATTTTGAATGTTTATGTGATTGTGGTAATGTAGCAATTGAACGTTTACATCATTTAACAAAAGGTATTACTAAATCTTGTGGTTGTTATAGAAAAATTATAAATAAAAACAGAAAAATACACGGACATAGTAATAGTACCCCAACATATAATAGTTGGGCAATGATGAAACAAAGATGTTATAATTCAAATAGAAAGGATTATTACAATTACGGTGGTGCAGGAATAACTGTTTGTGAAAGATGGAGAAATTCATTTGAAAACTTTCTTTCCGATATGGGTGAACGACCTATTGGAACAACATTAGATAGATACCCAAATCAAAGTGGTATTTATGAACCCGATAATTGTAGATGGGCAACAATAAAAGAACAGAATAACAACAAAAGACAACGTGGACATAAAACTAACTAAACGTCAAACAGAAGCGTGGGAATATCTAACTGATGATTCTACTACCGAAGTAGTATTTGGTGGTGGTGTTGCCGGTGGTAAAACATTTATATTGGCGTTATGGGTTTGTACTATGTCATTAAAATATTCTGGTACAAGATGGTTGGTTGCACGTACCGTATTACAACATCTTAAACTAACCACACTAAAAACGATTTTAGAGGTATTACAGACACTTGAATTAAAAAGTGGTACACACTATACCTACAACGGTCAAAACAACGTCCTGACCTTTTACAATGGGTCAGAAATCATTTTTAAAGATATCCAACACAATCCCTCAGATATTAACTTCGATAGTTTGGGTTCACTTGAAATTACAGGTGCGGCAATTGACGAAGCACAACAATCAAGTAGAACCGCATACGCAGTAATCAAAAGTCGTATAAGATACAAGTTAACAGAATATAATCTTAAACCAAAGATATTGATGACCTGTAACCCTGGCACAAACTATATTAAATCAGAATTCTTTGTACCCTTCATTAAGGGGGATTTAGAATCAAATAAGAAGTTTGTTCAATCGTTGGTAACAGATAATCCACACATCAGTCCCGATTATATTGAGAACCTTAAATCATTACCATTACCACAACAAAAGAGATTACTTCAAGGTAATTGGGAATACACAGATGAGATAGGGATGGTATTTGATTATGACAGTATCGTATCATCCGTTTTCCGTAATGATATTAACATTGGTGATACAAAGTATATGTCGGTTGACGTTGCTCGATTTGGGTCGGATTCTACGATGATTTGTATATGGGTTGGATTATGTTTGATTGATGTAAAACAATATCAAAAGATAGATACCGTACAAGTTGCTGATGAGATTAAAACTCTTATTCAAATCCACGGAATACATCCACAGAATGTTATAATCGATTCTGATGGTGTTGGAGGGGGTGTTGCGGACCAGATTAGGGGTAAGAACTTTATTAACAATTCATCTCCATTACATAATGAAAACTATTCCAATCTTAAATCCCAATGTTATGTTAAGTTGGCGGATGAGTTTAAAAAAGGAAATATATCTATAAACCTATCCAACCCATCACTGATAGATTCTTTAACTCAAGAACTAATGAGTATTAAACTTAAAGATGTGGATAAAGATAATAAGGTTGCGGTAATGAGTAAGGAAGAACAGAAACGTTTATTAGGTCGTTCTCCTGACTTTGCTGACGCAATTATGATGCGTATGTATTATGAACTTAAACCAAAAAATAGTGGCAGATACGCCATAGCACGATTATGAGTAAAATAACTTTTGAATTAGAAGGTATTGAATATAAAATACCCACGTACATTACACTTGAAAACTATGTAAAACTATACAAGATAAATGGTTTGTTTGATGATGAATACTTCCAAGCTAAGTTAGTTAGTGTTTTAACAGGAGCACCTGTTGAGAAACTTATGGATGCTGAACATCAGAAAGTACATTTTATAACCAATAGATTGTTAGAAATTATACCTGATGAAAAACCCGGTTTTGTGGATAGATTTACATTAGATGGTGTGGAATACGGTTTTATACCCAATTGGAAGAAGATGTCATTTGGTGAATATGCGGATTTGGATACATTATTAACCAAGAAAGATAGTGAGATATTAGATTACCTACACGTAATCACCGCAATCTTATATCGACCAATTACAAAAGATAATGGTAAACATAAGTTTGAGATAGAAAAGTACAACCAAGAAAGTTTGGAGGGTAGAGCAGAACTCTTTAAAACCAAACTTGATTGTGAGATTGCGTTAGGTGGTCAGTTTTTTTTTACACTTTTCGCAAAGAACTTATTAAACTTTACCCCAACATCTTTGAAGAATTGGATGAAGATAAGTTGGACGCAGATAAAATTCGCTTGGAAATGGAGGACGATTCTTTGGAAGGTAATTTTTCGAAAAGATTTGGATGGTACTTGGTTCTCAACAGAGTTGCTCAAGACGACTTTACACGACATAAAGAAATCATTACCCAAACAATAATATCGGTTATGAATCAATTATCTTATATGATTGAAAAAGATAGATTGATTGAAAGGAAACAAAAACAAATGATGGGAACTCAAACCCACTAAATTTATATTTAATTGTAGATGATTACCAATTTAAAACAAATTATCCAAGATATGAGTGGGATGGCATATTACCACCCACAAATCAACTCTTTTGGGTTTGGTGATATCACGCAGATAACAATGGATATTGAAACCAAACAGGAACCCGTATATACAAAAATGTACGTGGTACCGGGTCAGGTTACGCTAGCACAAAACAGGTTATTATATAACTTCGCCATTATTATCTGTGACAGAATTAATGAGGATTATTCCAACCAAAGGGACGTTATGTCAGATACGTTGGAGATTGCCAAAGATATGTTCACCATTATGTACCAATCTTATACCGCACAATACGGTAATTTCAGTTGGTACTATGAACCAGAGTGGGGACCACAGGTTATCCCGTTCTTGGAACGATTTGAAACAATATTAGGGGGATGGACCCTTAACATTACGTTAGAACAACCATTTGATTACAATGAGTGTGTATTACCATTCTCAGGTTTAACATTACCTCCAAGTGTAAATCTTGTTAACTACAAACAAGTTATTGAAGATTTTGAGGAGATTGCACGAGCACACGAACAGATTAACAGTTTTGGTTTTGGGGACATAACACAGATTACAATGGATATTGAAACAGAAAAGGAACCTGAGTATACGAGAATGTACGTTGTTCCGAATAATGCTGTGTTGGACCAAAACCAATTAACATACAATTTCCAAATCATTGTTGCGGATAGATTAGATAATACCTATTCCAACCAAAGAGATGTGATGAGTGACACATTGGAAATTACGAAAGATATATTCACAATTTTATATTTATCAGAGTACGAGAGCGAGTGGAACGCAACAGTTGAACCATTTTTGGAGAGATTTGAAACGGTTCTCGCTGGATGGACATTAAACTTAACAATAACGCAACCATTTGATTACAACAGATGTGATTTACCAGAGTTACCATTTACCAATAATACTTGGGCTGAATTGGCTGAACTGTGGAACACTATTTCTCAGGATTGGGAGAATGTTTAAAAGAAACCAAACAATAAACTAACTATGGGTCAGTTAACAAATTTATATGTATCACAATCTTACCAAGGATTGTTAAAACTTCAAGATAGTACAACAGGAGTAACAGGAACACTCCAATATGTACAAGATGGATTGGGAAATAATCTCCCAATGTTGGCATCAACCTCTTCCATTGTCATCACCGGTTCATTCCGTGGGGATGGTAGTGGATTGACAGGGATAACTATTGATAGTGGTTCATTGGTAACCACATCATCATTTAACGCATATACATCATCAAATGACACAAGGGTTAATTCTCTCATTAATGCTACTGGTAGTTATGCTACTACTTCATCGTTGTCTTCGTTATCGGGTTCAATCGCGACGACGGATTTAGCACAAAATAATAGATTAAATTCTATTGAAAGTATTACAGGTAGTTTAGCAACAACAGGTTCTTTAAACTCATATCTTTTAACATCTTCTTTCAATGCATATACTTCATCAAATGATACCAAGGTTAATGCGTTAATTGCTCAAACAGGTTCTTATGTAACTGAAACTGAGAGTGGTTCATTTGTAACAAGTGTTACAGGGGTAAGTGATACAATCACAGTAACCAAAGGTAATGGTACAACAAATACTGTTACTGTTAATAACGTAGTTAACGCAACCTCAGCATCGTTCGCACAAACAAGTGTTAGTTCATCTCAAGCACAGAACGCAGTTTCTTCTTCATTCGCAACAAACGCAATTAGTAGTTCATTCGCAACAAACGCAATCAGTTCATCATTTGCCACTAACGCAATTAGTAGTTCATTCGCAACAAATGCAATTAGTTCAAGTTTTGCCACCAACGCAGTTTCTTCTTCATTCGCAACAAATGCAGCAACCGCATCTATCGCAAACGATGTAATCGTTGTTGGTAAGTGTGATAACTTGGCAGGTTTAACAAGAGGTACAATTGTAAGAATTACAGGTGCCGTTGGTGATAACCCATTATTTAATGTTGCATCTTGGGAGGATGACCAAAACTCAGCAAATACCATAGGTATGTTGAGTGAAGATGTTGTGTACAATGCTTTCGCAAACATTGTTGTTTTAGGTAAAGTTACCGGTATCAATACAAGTGGTATGACCGCTGGTGATGTATTATATCTATCATCTTCAGGACAATATACAAATCAAATACCACCAACACCATATCACGAGGTTAGATTGGGACAAGTATTAAGAGCACAATTAAATAATGGTTCCGCATATATCACCGTTGATAATGGTTATGAATTAACAGAACTTCACGATGTAAATATTACAACTCCTGTTGCTGGTGATTTATTGGTATATACAACAGGTTCTTATGGACAATGGGTTAACAAATCACCACTTCAAGCGGGATTGGCAACAACAGGTTCAAATACATTTAATGGTACACAAACCATTTCAGGTTCATTATATGTAACTGATACCCTTTATGCAACCTCAGCATCAATTACTTATGTAACATCATCACAGATATCTGTAACAGGTAACACCATTGCGGTAAACATCGCAGTACCGGCACAGAGATTTGGTGGATTGGTTGCATACGATTCAGGTTCATCAAATGCTACAGCATCATTACTTTGGGATTCTCAAAAGAACCATTGGATTTATGAGAACGTAACAGGAGCAATGTACACAGGTGGTGGATTATTATCAGGTCCAAAACATACAGGTTCATTGGGTGATGAACCATATCCAACTTTAAATACAATTACAAGAGGTCAGGGCGGTGACCACTTATACGATTCAAATATTACTGATGACGATACCGTTATCACAATGAAAATTAAAACCGATGTATCAGGTTCATTATCTGTTACAAACGGTATTACGGGTTCATTATTAGGTAACGCATCAACCGCAACATCTGCATCACACGCAGCACAAGCGGTTAGTTCATCACACTCATTAAACGCAGATACCGCAATCAGTTCATCTTTTGCACAGAACTCTGTGTCCTCATCATTTGCACAAAATGCTGTTTCAGCATCTTACGCACCTGATACAACAAATACAGGAAGTTTCTTAGTAAGTGCAACCTTATCAAGTGTTAATGGTACAATATCATTAACTTCTGTTAATGGTAGTGGTACAAGTTTCCAACAAGGTACAACTAACATATTAACATCGGTTTCTTCATCTTACTCAAATTACGCTGTAAGTTCTTCCCAATCACAGAATGCAGTATCATCATCACATTCGATAAATTCAGATACCGCAATCAGTTCAAGTTTCGCAACTAACGCGATATCATCATCATATGCATCTAATGCAGGAACCGCAGTTTCCTCATCATTCGCAACAAACGCAGTATCATCATCACATTCGATAAATTCAGATAATGCAATTAGTTCAAGTTTTGCTACTAATGCAATATCTTCTTCACATTCTGTTAACAGTGATAACGCAATTAGTTCATCATTTGCTCAGAATGCGATTAGTTCCTCATACGCATCTAATGCGGGAACTGCAGTTTCCTCATCATTCGCAACAAATGCTGACACGGCGGTGTCTTCTTCTTACGCACAGAATGCTGACACTGCGGTTTCCTCCTCATTTGCGACCAACGCAATTAGTAGTTCACAAGCACAAAATGCGGTATCCGCATCTTTTGCACCAATGCCAGACGTGAGTTATTTCGCAACCACAGGTTCTAATAACTTTGTTGGACAACAAAATATTAATGGTAATGTAAACGTAACGGGTTCATTAGTAGTTACAAATGGTATCACAGGTTCATTAGAAGGTTCATCATCATTTGCACAGAATTCAGTATCATCATCATACGCAGTAACCGCATCTTACGCATTAAATGCCAATGTTAATTCAGGTTCATTCGCAACCACAGGTTCAAACGTATTTAGTGGAAGTCAATTTATTTCAGGTTCTGTAGATATCAGTGGTAGTTTATTTATGAGAGGTGAGAGAACGGGCTCATTAATTGGTAGAAACTTCTCATATGTAACATCAAGTCTTACTTCTGGTGGTAATATATTCTTCCAAGACGTTGTTGTTGCTAATACAGTATCTCAAAGTTTGGTTGTATCAAGTTCTAATAATATTATATTTAATAGACCTACTGCAAATAGTAATGTATTTGATAATGTTATTTTAGGTAGTACTCAAGGTTCAAATATATATTCAGTACCACCACAAATAAGTGTAACAAACAGAGGACAAATTTTACCTGTATCAATGTCACATAACATTGGTAGAGGTACCACAGCACCATTTTTGTTACAATTTAGTACAGGTTCATTAACAGGTAGTGCTACTATTAATAATAACATAGTTGCCGGTACTGTAAGTTTCAATACTTCACAGGATAATAGATTACCATTTTTTGTGGCTAATAACGTTAACGGTAGTTTTACTTATAATTCTACTGTCCTTGGTTTTAATTCAATCCCAACTGTTCGCCAAATTCAATCGAATAATATTAATGGAACAGTTACTAGCACTGCAAGAAGTGGTTCTATAAGTATAACTAATAATAACCTTAATGGTACTGTTACTTTTGTTAATGATTTTATTGGTGGACTTGGTGCCATCGGTACGTCACAGATAATGAATGTTAACAATAACAATATTGGTGGTTCGGTCACGTTGAATTCTCGAGGTACAAGTGCTGTTAACCTTGGAAGAATCATACTCAATAACACAATTCAAGGTAATAGTATCATTATCGTCGGTAGGGATGAGGCAACCACAAGTGGTTCTTTTGTTAATTCATTAGTTGTTGGTCAATCCTTAACAATTACAGGTTCTCACGCTGATGGTACAGTCAATACTGGTGGTGGTAGTGTTTTCTTAGGTAGATATAACGAAACAGGTAGTTTATTATCTGATTCTGAACAAACTGTATTCGCATTAGGTACAGGTACGGGAGCAACAGCAAGAAGAACATCATTGTTTGTATCTTCTTCAGGTTTATTATCTGTAAGAAGTGGTATGGTTCAATCAGGTTCATTGGAACTTGTTAACAATAGAACCACCGGTTCATTAAATATAAGTGGTTCAGACCATACTGTAACTGGTTCTCTAAGTGTAAGTGGAACATTGAATGTTAGAGGTGGTGGACTTGTTGTGAGTGGTGTACAAACACAAACCAATGGTGAAATTGTATTCAACGGAGGTACATTCTTCGCACAACCAATGGAGAACTTTGTTAAGTTAAACGCAACCTCTCCAACCACATTAACCATTGATAACTTTAACCTTAACACACCAGCTTCACAATCATTGTGGAACTCAACTGTTGATACAGGTTCAAACTATTCACAACAACAATGGGAAGCTACAAATGGTGGTACCACAGGTAGATTGCAGTTAACAAACGCAGGTGGTGTAACAACTTATACCCTTGATATTGAGAAAACAGTTATTACGGGTTCTGTTCAAGGTAATGTATTACCTCTAACAGTTAACTCAAATACCGCGTTAAACAAGTAAGTGGTTCATCATATGTTCCAACTACAACAACAGGTGTGGATGTGGTAACATTGGTATCATTCGACAGTAATGATTTGTACTTAGCAAGTGTTAAAAACTTAATATAATATGATATTTGCTCCGTTTGGATTTAGAAATGAGGAAGTGGGTGGGGTTGCTCCCACCCCAACACCAACTAGTACTCCTACGTTGACACCAACACTTACGCAAACACCAACACCTACACAAACAGCAACTCCAACCCCTACACCAACTGCAACAGGTTTAACACCTCCACCAACAAGTGGTTTAACACTTTATTTGGATGCTGGTAATAGTTCATCTTATCCTGGCTCAGGTACCGCTTGGTACGACCTCTCAGGGAATAACAACCACGGAACATTAGTAAATGGTCCAACTTATAGTAGCAGTGACGGTGGTTCAATTGTATTTGATGGTGTGAATGATTATGTATCATTCTCATCAGTTAATAATATGCCAACAGGTAATACCGCATATACCCTTATTTCTTTCATTAAGAAAGATACTGTAGAACGTAGAGATGGTATCATTGGATGGGGTACTTTTGGAAATCCAAGAGAATATCTTGGATTTAGAACAAGAGGTCCATTATTTGAAACCGATGGTTTAGTAACTTATTGGTATGGTGATGATTTTGCCGTTACTACAACAATTAATAGTGCTACTTGGTATTCAATGGTTTCAACATATAATAAAACATCAAACCAAAGACAAATGTTAATTAATAACAGTTCTATTGGAACAAACACTCCATCCGGTACACTTAACATTCAAACTCAAAGTGGTTTATTGGTAGCAATGACGAATATTGGTAATGGTTTGGATGATTATCTTGATGGAAATATGTCAGTAATGATGGTTTATAATAGAGCATTATCTGGTGCGGAACTAACAACAATTTGGAATTATTTTAAAGGAAGATATGGATACTAATAGAAAATATTTAATATTTGATTTATCTGAAATAGATAAAATCAATTACTATCAGATATTAATTACCTCTTTTGAGACAATGAGAAAATCATTTGATGGAACAAAAGGTATTATTAAATGGGATGGTGTTACCCCTGACTTTGTCAGCACGCTAAATACAAAATCACCTATTTATAATATAGAGGAGATAATGGAAATTCTTCAAACAGAAGAGTGGACAGGTCCGATACAAACATCAGGTTCAACAATAAACTAATATGGATTTAGAAGCAGTAGCACCAATTCTTGAACAAATCTTAAAAGAATCTCTTGAAGAAAAGAGATACAGATTTGGTTTTGCCAGATACACAGGTTTGGGAGATAAGGTTGCTAGTGGAAAACTTGTGAATTCAGTACAGGTAAATGTGGTTCAAAAAAGAAATGAATCTGTATTATCTGTGGTTATGGAAGATTACGGACAGTTTGTACAATCAGGTAGAATACCGGGTCAGAAAGGTGTACCCATCTCCGCAATTGAACAATGGATTAAAGATAGAAAACTTCAAGGTAGGGATAGAAAAGGAAGATATATAACGAGAAGAAGTTTTGCATTCGCAATACAAACCAATATAAAGAAATTTGGAATAAGACCATCAAACTTTTTGGATGTGGCATTTGACAAGATAATGGATGATGATAGAATCATTGAGATTATCGGTCAAGAAGCATTTGATGATTTAATAAACGCAATCGAAGGAATTTAATATGTCATTTGGATATCAATCATTATACTCAAACGGAGTTAACTCCAACACTCAGCTCAGAAGAGCGGTGGATATGGTATATCAACGAGGAGCAACCTACGAGGTTGTATTAACAGGTTCATCATATTTCCCATCTATGGAATTAGATGTGGATATATATGTTCAAGATGAAGTTCAGGGAAGAATGCAAATTGTTCCTTATGACGTATCACAATCGGGTGGTCTTACTTATTACAGATTTAATATTCGTCCCTACGATTATGTTCAGAACTTTTTAGAAACAGAACATTACAGATACTATTGGTTAAACGATTGGGTATCAACCAATCAAACCATTAACATCAACAACCCTTACCCAAACAACAAAAAGGTAAATTATAAATACGGGTATAGATTCTTTTCTGGTAATACTTTGGTAACAGAATACACAGGTAGTCCAAGTAACAATCTTGTTCACTTTACGGACATCCCTGCGTGTGTTACATCAACAGGTTTTACCGCGTCGGGATTTACCAACACAGGTCAGTATTTTGATATGGTTGGTGGTTCTTTCCAACTACAAGAGAAGTTTATACTACCAAACTTTGACCAAGAGATTGGTTCAACAATCGGTACAGGATTAACCATTAATACCGTTGATATCAATCGTAGATTATCACCAATGGGTCAGTTCCTTATGGATTATCCATCGGTACCTGAAATGTCAGAAACAGCAAGATTCTTAACTGACGCACCACGTATTCAAGTTATCCAACAAAATGAAAACTATGTATTGTGGTATTTGAATGGACAAACAGGTGACCGTCAAGTTATTGAAGCAGATTTTGCTGTTTTTGAATTTTATGACGTAAGCAATACAAGAATTGATTATTTTGACGTAGAATTGAACTATAGTGGAACTACCTATCAATCTCCAACAGGATATACTGATACTCTAAGAGTATGGTCACTCCCTTGTGGACCTGTGGACATTGATAATATATATGAAACTATTAACTGGTCAAACGTAGCATACTACAGAGTTCAATTGTTTTATTCATACCCAACAAATGTAGAAGACCCTGAATCAGCACCAGGTACTACTTATAGAGCGTTATATGGACCAATAGGTCCCGTTTCCGAGGAGTTCTTCTTCTATGTGGAACCAAACTGTGGTCCCGAAGATACACGTCTTGCATTCTTAAATAATCGTGGTGGATTTGATTATTATACATTCACCCAATTCAGACAAGATACAAAGAAAATCGAAAGACAAACTTTTGATAATAGATATTATTCAACTTCTTTACAAGCACCTGATAGAGATTTCGCAAGGACAGTTAAGACATTTGATACCAATGTTAATAGAGAATTCGTACTTGAATCGGATTATTTATCTGTAGCATATGGTGAATGGTTACAACAATTATTCTACTCACCGCAAGTATATGAGGTAAGACCTGATTATATCTCCCCTATCGACAGACAGGATAAGGTATATAAGGATTTAAGACCAATACAGATATTATCAACAGAGGTGGAAACCATTACCAAAAAACACAGAAAATTAAACAAGTATAGAATAACCTGTAAATACGCAGATTCATTCTTTGTTAACAAAGGTTTCTAAATATGGCACAACAACAACAGACAGTATTACGAGTACAAACCAATAAACCAAACGATAGTATTAATATCACAACTGGTTCATTATCTATTGCTTCAACAGGTTTTACATTTTCAGGTAGTGGTACTACGAGTAACCCATATATGGGAACTGCTACAGGTGTTACATCAACAATTAATCTAACTGTTAATAATACGGGTGGTCAATTTAGTTATGACCTTGAGGATTTTAGTTTTCTTACAATTAATGTTAATGGTCAATATTATACTTCATACAGTAGTTTATATATTACCAACGCATCTAGTGCAATAAATGTTAATATTGGTGATTTCATTCAATTTGTAATTACCAATACAGGAACAACTACAGTTAATTCATTAGTTCTAAATCCAATTCCACCTGTAATTTACGAATACGATTTTTTAGATTTATATGGTGATATTCCAATCAAGATTACCAAATCATTTGCGGAGTTACAAGATATCGGTAAAAGAAACAGTGATTTATCAATTAGTTTACAATTACCTGGCTCAAAAAAGAATAATAGATTCTTTGAAAATTTCTATAATGTAGATATATCAACATTGTACTTCAATCCAATATTGAGAATACCTTGTTCTGTATTAATTAATGACCAATCATATTTCAATGGTTATATGAAACTGAATAAGATTTCAGTTGTAAATACCAAGGTAGAATATGATGTAACTTTATTCTCAACTGTTGGTGATTTATTTGGTAAGATTGGTAACAACTTACTAAAAGATTTGGATTATAATGATTCAGAATATCACTTCAATCATACATTCAACAAATTTGTTGTTCAAACTTGGGGTGATTATATTCCGTGGCAAGGTGATAAACCACCACTTTATTTCTACCCTGTTGTACACAATGGTTATAACTATTCAGGAGATACTGTACAAGTATCAGGTACAACAACTACCGCAACAAGATTATATACAACAACTATTGCTGGTGCTTACGCAAGTACCGCAGCAGCGTATTCTGCCGGTGTAAAAAGATTTAGAATCAATTCACCTGAAGATGGTTTGTTTGATAATCAATTAAAACCATCATTGAATATCAAATCATTAATACAATTAATGTTTAAAACATATGGATATACCATTGAATCTGAATTCTTCAATACACCGTGGTTTAATATGTTGTATATGTATGGTTATTTCAGTTCTGACACAACCAAATTCTCATATCAAACACAAGCACCACAAGTATTACCAATTGACGGTGTTGAAGTAGTATTACAATTTAGTGTTAATGCCGGTCAACAGTTTAATTGTTCAACTTGGTATCCATATGATATTACAACAGTAACCGCATATGTTGTTAAGAAAGGTACAGGTATACCTTGTATATGTTCTGATTCAATTGGTTTGGCATTAGATATTGAACAACAAGCTTGTTTTGGTCCACCTACCATATATCAACTACCACTTAATATTGCACCTTTACAAACAGGAGCAACAACAACTTATTGGTCACAACAATATGTTGATTGTGGATTTGGATGTCCTTTCCAAGCAGAATATCAAAACTTTGTTGGTATAAACGATATATATTCAAATGTTGAGGAATCGGCATCACCATTGGCATATCTTCCACAACCACCAAATACAACAGTTGTTTATCAAGATGGTGATTTGGTAGATTTTGGTTTGGTGATGGATATTAATCTAAAACAGATAGATTTATTAGCATCTATCGCAAAGAAATTTAATTTAGTTTTTGTTCCTGACCCAAATAATCCAACCAATATTATTGTTGAACCATATACGTATTATATTGGTACAGGAGAGATACACGATTGGACCGAGAAATTATCATACGATAAAGGATTTACTGTAGAACCAGCACTGAATTATGTGGAATCAGAATTGATTGTAACAGATACAGAAGATGGTGATTATGGTAATAAGACATTTAAGGACCAAAACAACCGTTTATATGGTGAAAATAAGGTATATAATCCAACTGATTTTAAATCACAAACAAAGAAGATTGATACCATATTCTCATCAGAAATATTAAGACAATGGGATACCCCTGATACCGCTCCAAATGGTAACGTAAAATTACCACTTGGTATTAACTATGCGTCATCATCTTCATCAAGTGCTAGTGGTGATACTCAAAAAGTAAACTGGCAATACACTGGTGTTAAAACTAAACCAAAACTATTCTATTGGGTTGGTAACTTCTCACCATTCTTGGATACCGTAGGTGAATTCTTACCATTCTCAGGTGGTGTTCTAACCAATGTGGTTTACGTTTGTGAATCAGATGGTACAGGTCCACGTCAATCAAACAATTTACCGATTGTAAGTCATACAATGCCGGTGGGTAACCCTGATACAAATAAACTTAATAACGATTCTATTTCTGTTTTATTTAATTCAGAACAACCTGTTGATTTAGGTGTAGCACCATATGAGGTATACACAGATAACGACGCATACAATTTATTCTACTCAAATAGAGTAAATAATTTATATGACAAAGATACAAGATTTTTAAGTGGTTATTTCAATCTAAAATTATCTGATATAGATAATCTAAGACCGAATGATATAATCAAAATTAGAGAACAATATTTCACGTGGAACAAGATAAATGATTATGATTTAACTAACCCTGAATTAACAAAGGTAGAATTGGTACAATATAACAATGTTGTTAACACATATCCAAAGAGATACTTTAAATACTACTATTGTGACAATCAATCAGTGGTATTTAAGTTTGAAACTGATATGACCAATCCATCGTTGAGTGGAACAAGTTATGGTTATAGTACATTTTATGATTATAATATTGGTATTTTATTAAGTGGAAACACAACCGGTGTGAGTACCTTTACAGCGTGTGTTAGAGATAACCAAAGTGGGTACAAATATGTTCCTTATACTATATTTGAGGTTACTGAAGCACAATATAACGCTAGTGGTTTACCAAGAAGTTCTGATACTTTATATACAAATCTAATTACAAATTTACCTACACAGGGACCATTAAATGTTTGGGGTTGGCCACAATTTATTTTTTCAACAGGAACTGCTGGTATTCTATTTAATTTATTTGCTGAGTGTAGTGATTTCTATACTGCAGCAAGTGCGTATGGAATTACCACAGGTTCTTCAACATATCACGGAACATATTTAACACCAACTCCAACTCCTACATTAACTCAAACCCCAACCGCATCGGTACCAGCAGAAGGTATGAGAGGTTCGTTGATTATGTCATTTGACAAGGAGATTGATACAGAACCAATTGATTACTACCAAGTGATTGTTAATGGTGAACTTAGAGAACGTACATACGATGACGTAACTGAGTTCTATTCAACTTATTTATTCACCGGTGATACTGTGAGTGTTGAACTATATACAAACGGTCAGAATTACTATGATTTAACCGTTTTCAGAAGAGATTACACCACAGATGATGAGAATGGTAACAACGGTATCGTTGATACGTTTATAACCGCAGCACAGTTGAATTATGGTTCAAACAGTACCGTAGTAACATTTACTGCATCAACTGTACCTGATTCTTACAACTTTGAATACAGAGTTACAGTTGGTTCTTGTTTTGATAGTGGGACAGGATTTAATTCATCTGTATTTGATGCCGAGATTCAAGGTAATTTCATATATACAAGTGGTGCATTTACAACTTATAATGGCATATCAAAAACTGATATGGCTAAATTATATTCAACAGGAGCATTAAACACTGGTTTTACTTTAACAATCCCAACGGGAATAACATATACTTATATTGGTGATTTTAAATTTCAATCTGATGGAAAAATAATAGTAAGTTATTTCCCATCCGCATTAATAAGACATAATGTAAATGGAACAATCGATAATACTTTTTATAGCGGTTCAACAACAGGAATAACAACTGTGATTAGTGATGAAATAATAGCAATACAAAACGATGGTAAAATTTTATATGGTGGTGGATTCTCAGCGTATACAGTTAATAGTGTAACATATCAAAGAAATGGTTTAATTAGATTAAATTCTGATGGTTCAATTGATAATACATTTAATATAGGAACAGGATTTGAGTGGAGTGTTACTGGAGTTCACCAAGTTCGTGAAATAGAAGTTTTATCTGATGGTAAAATATTAATTGGTGGCCGATTTGATTCATATAATGGTACAGCCGTAGGTGGTGGTATTTTAAAATTAAATTCTGACGGTTCAATTGATACATCGTTTATTACTCTTGGTAGTGATATTACCAATATTGTGGATGATATTTTAGTATTAAGTGATGGAAAAATAATTCTTGGAGGAGGTTCTAATTTAAGTTTCAATGGTATTGTTAAAGGTAATGTTGTAAGATTAAATTCTGATGGTGGATATGATAACACATTTACACCAATTTTAAGTAATGGTCAGGTAAGAGCAATGGTATTAAATCCTGATAATAGTATAATAGTTGGTGGTGTGGAATTTGACACATCAACATTAACAAATGTAGATTTAGTTAAATTAAATTCTGATGGAACTTTAGATACATCATTTACTGTTGGTTACACTAATTCATTCCAAAGAATATTTGATATTGAATTACAATTCGATGGTAAGATTGTGGTTGTTGGTGAATTCACAACATATAACGGAGTAACCGCCAATGGAATCGTTAGATTAAATGCTGACGGTACAATTAACGATTGTCCTCCATTCCCAACACCAACTCCAACACCAACGATTACCTCAACACCGACATTAACAGCAACGCCAGGTTCACCAACACCTACGTTGACAAGAACACCTACCTTAACTCCAACTCCAAGTACTCCAAGTACATTTGGTATGTTAGGTAGAACTATACCTGATGCAGTAGATGGTCCAACAGCTTGTTCAACATACTTGTCAAGTCGTGGATATATTACAACCAAACCATTAACAGGATTAACAATTGGTGATGTGGTTTATGATTCTTACCCAAGTACACCAACTGTGGGTAATAATAATTGGATAGCATTCAAAGAGTTGGGTGTGGGACCATCAAGAGCGTTCCAAATCGACAATACTGGTGTTATACTAGCCACCTATAACTGTCCGTAAGAACACGTTTAAACGAGATTTATATTTAATAATATGAGTAGGAAATATGTCAGAGAGAGGATATCGGAAAATTTTGTATATCCTAATAATACCATTTCAGAATATGATATTGAGATTGTTCACGATATCAACGATAATTCCGTTAGTGGAACGGTTACCAATTTTGTATGTGACGTTACATTATCTTCCGTTAATGTTCAATTTAATTTCACATTCAGTTTAAACGGAGCAGAGAGATTCATTGATGATAACAACTTGGTTCATTTGTTCTCTGTACATATGATGGAACCATCCAAAACCTATTACAAACCTTGGAGATTAATTGGTCATAGAGCAACGTCAAATTTAACAGGAACCACATTTAGTGCTTCGGTTGCTTATACAGTACAAGCGGCTGATTTTAACTTGGCAAACTTTTCAACAGGTGATTATGTATTTGAGGTAAGATTTATTGGTCATAGAGCAATCTATCCTGTATGTATTACTTCAACAGAAACATACGCAACACCTACACCAACTCCTACACCTACTCTTACAAGAACACCGACACTTACACCTACAAGTGGATGTACGTGTGCAACACCAATTATTACTTGTGTTGAAGAGGGTGAAGATTTAAATAGTGTGGATATCACGTTTACCGTTACAGGATGTACGGGATGTTACGCATCAACAGTTCAGTTCTCACAAGATAACATTACTTGGACGGGTGGAAATACCGCAGGTTGTGGTACGGGAACAACATATACAAGAACAAGTGTACCTGTCCCATCAGGATATACTACACCTTACTATGTAAGAGTTCAAACACTTGGTGCTTGTGGAGCAAGTTCTTATTCAACAGCTTATACTTACAACGGTACACCTTGTACGGCAACACCTACACCTACACCAACACAAACTGCAACACCTACATTAACTCCTACGTTAACAAGAACTCCAACACTTACTCCAAGTCAAGGAATTTATGTGACCAGTGTATTTGGTTATATGGAACCGTGTATTGGTGGTACAGTTGATGACCATATGGGAGCATATGTATCGGTAAACACACCGGTTGCTGTAGATACATCATTTGATGTAACAGTTTACTATGAATTACCACCATCAACTTGTTCAGGACCATTCTCAGGGGCATCATACACAAGATTCTTTGTGATTGATATTTTGGCGGGACAAACCACAAGTAACTTCAATGCTTGTAGTAATGGATTCTATTTCGCAAGTGGAGCAAATGTTTGTGGAGCTTGTATAACAGCTTGTTCTGACCCATCAATAACCATCCCACCTTACAGTTGTTAAACTAATATATTATGGCGCTAAAAGAATCAAATTTTATAATAAAGGTTGACGGTAAGGAGATAGATTTGGCTAAAACTTCTGTTAAAGATTTTCAGAAAGTTTATCAGGATACCACTAAAAAAATTAACTCACTTCCAATTGGTTCTGAAGAATACAAAAATCTTAACAAAGAACTAAAGAACGCGGATAAAGCTTTTCAACAAACAAAAGAGATTTTAAATGAAACCGAAGGTAAATTTAAATCACTTCGTGTTCAGGTTCGTCAAGCAACCGTTGCATTCCAAGAAGCCGAATCTAAGGGTGATATGGCGGGAATGGCGAAAGCTAAAAAACAAATTGATGATTATAGTGACCAATTAGAAATTGCCACACTAAAATCAATGAAATTTGAGGATGCATTGGCAACAATGCCGGGTATTGCTGGTATGGTTGGTCAATCAATTCAAGGTGTTGATAAAGCGTTTAAAGTACTTGTTGCCAACCCAATTTTGGCTACAATTACCGCACTTGTTGGTATATTTAAATTCTTCCAAGAATCTTTATCTAAAACATCTAAAGGTCAGGAAACTTTAAATAAAGTATCTTCTGCATTCTCAAAGTTACTTGGACCATTACTTGCATTAATTGAAAAAGTTGCTGTACCAATCTTTGAAACACTAGCAAATGTAATTAGTTATGTTGCTGATGGATTTAGTTGGTTGGTTGAATCAATGGGTGTTTCAAGTAAAGACATCAAAAGAGTTACCAGTGAGATTGATACGGTAGCAAAAGAAGCGGCGGAGAAAGAAAAAGAAAGACAAGAGGAAGCAAAGAAAAGAGAAGAAGAAAGAAAACAAAAAGCGGAAGAAGCCGCACAGAAAGCAAAGGAACTTGCAGCAGCAAGAAAACAAGCCGCTCAAGATGAAATTAATATTAATGAATCTGTAAAACAATCTGAGGTTGAATTAGCAAGAGCTAAAGCACAAACTACAGATGATGAATTACAGAATCTACATACAGAACAAGTACAAAAAGACCAAGATTATCAACGTGAATTAAAGAGAATTAATGATTTATTAAAATTAGAGAAAAAAGATTCTAAAGAATATAAAGCATTAATAGTTGAAAGAAATAATCTTGAAAAGGATTATCTAGAAGATAAGACAGAAAGAAGTGGTGAAATTGTTAAATTAACCGAAGACCAATTAAATGCTGAAAAAGAATTTAACGATAAGGTTAAGGATATACAACTTGCCGCAATTGCTGACGAAACAGCCAGAGCTCTTGCACAGAGAGAAGAACAGAAAGTAAGAGATTTAAGAGAATTAGAAGAGGACAAAGAATTCATCAAAAAATCTGAAGAAGAGAAAGCTGAGATTAGAAAAAATCTTACAGCAGCGGCAGAAGCCGACATCAAGAAAATTAAAGATGATGCCAAGCAAAAAGAGAAGGATGATGAATTAAAAAAATTAAGTACTGAATTACAAATTCTTCAAACAAGAAATGATACATTAACCAAGGGTACTCAAGCGTATTTTGAAAACCAAAGAGCGTTACTTGAAAAAGGTTACGAGATTGAAAGACAGAATGCAGCAGGAAATGCTCAGTTGTTATTAGAAATTGAAGCAAGATATCAACAACAAAAGAAGAATTTAAAACAACAAGAGATTCAAGCCATTGGTGAAGTTGCATCACAAACTATTAATGCAATTACGGGTGTTTTAAGTGCGGTTGCCGCTTCATATGATGAGGAAGCTAAGACAAGTAAAAAAGCGTTTGAACAACGTAAAAAATTACAAATAGCAACCGCATTAATGTCGGCAGCATCGGGTATTATACAAATTCTAACTCAACCATCTACTTTACCATCACCTTTTGATTGGATTGTAAAAGGAGCAAATGCGTTAGCATTAGGTATTACCACAGGTGTTCAGATTGCCAATATTAAGAAAACGAAATTTGAAGGTGCCGCAGGTGGTGGAGGAGGAGAAAATTTGGGTAGAAACTATGCTGATGGTGGTTTAATTGGAGGAAGAAGACACGCACAAGGTGGAACCATAATTGAAGCAGAAGCTGGTGAAGCCATAATGACACGTGGAGCAGTTACAATGTTTGCACCGTTATTATCCGCAATGAATCAAATGGGTGGTGGAACATCATTCAATAGGAATGCAATGGTTACATTACCTGATAATCCATTAACAACAAATCCAGCACAGCAACAAAATGCAATAATAACTAAGACATATGTTGTTGAGAATGAATTAACTACAATGCAACAACGTCAAGCAAGATTAAAAGATTTATCAACCCTGTAATATGGCAACTAAAAAGAACGTAGGAAACTCAGTTAAAATAACCTTCGGTAAGAAGAAAACCGGTAAACGTAAGAAATCATTCAATAAACACGATAAAAAGGAAAGAAATTATCGTGGGCAAGGTGGAAGACGTTAAAATATATATTTATTAGTATGGAAAGAATATTTGAACTTAGAATCGACGAAGAGGATGAATTATCAGGTATTGATAGTATCTCTCTTGTTGATGAACCAGCAATAGAAGTTAATTGGATTGCATTTAACAAAGAAAAAGAAGAATTCCACATCCCCGAAGGTGAGGACCAAATCTACTTTGAGAAACTTGCAGCAATTGCTCAAGATGAAACAGAACTATTAGATAATGGTTGGGAGATAGATGATGTTTATTACTTCGGTAAAGAGGGATTTGCCACCAACCCAAATAACGATAGTGAATGGGACGAATCCCTGTATAGAATCCGTTATAAGTATATGTTACGTCCTGAGATTAAGGAACGTGCTATTATTGATACTACAAGAGATTTCTGTAAAGATTTAATCAACAAGAACTACGTATGGAGAGTTGAGGAAATGGATTCATTGGTAAATGATTTTGGTTCACCAGCAATCGTATGGAGAGGTGGTTATAACTGTCGTCACATATGGGCAAAGATTCGTTATAAGAAAACAGGTGATATTGTAAACAAAGCGTCAGTTAATAAGAACAAAGCATTGGAAGGTGATTTCCCTCTAAGTTCATTGGTGACAGAAACGGATATCATAGGTTATCCACAACCTTCAACCATTACCAATCCAACATTGGTTGCGGTACAAGAAGGTAGAGCGGCACCAAGTACAGCAAGAAACTTGGGATTATCAAAAGAGAAATTCAGTTATCCATTATTTGAAATACTATATGCCGTGTGAGAAACATCCTGAAGATTTGGGATATGATAATACATTACCCCCATTTGTTGATGAGGTTCCAAGAAAGAAGAAAAAGAAATCAGAGGAATTTGAATCATATAATGATTACCCCGATGCGGCAAAAAACAATGCTTGTAGAGCAATCAAATTTGCTGAGGAGAATGGTTGGGGTGATTGTGGAACTCCCGTTGGAAAAATGAGAGCAAGCCAATTGTGTGGTGGCGAAAACATCTCAGAGGAAACAATCTCAAGAATGGCGTCATTTGAACGTCACCGTCAAAACAAAGATGTACCCTACGAAGAAGGTTGTGGTGGATTAATGTGGGATGCTTGGGGTGGAACTGAGGGTATTGAATGGGCACAAAAGAAACTTGACCAAATCGAAAAGGAAAAGATGTCATCACAGAAGTTCCAAACGGATGATGAGAAAAGAATTGTGGTTGGACCAGCAATGATTCCTGATTTAAAGATATTCAGGAAAGATGCCAGTGGTAAACCTTACTATGTGTATTTCAGTTCTGACACAATCAAAATGATTGCTGAGAAATATATGAGATACAAATACATCGATAATAACGATACCAATCACAATGGTGAAGCAGCAAAGGATGTTTATGTTGTTGAATCTTGGATTAAAGAAGATTCTCAAGATAAATCAAACAAGTACGGTTATGAGGATTTACCTGTCGGAACTTGGTTTGTATCAATGAAAGTTAGAAACGATGAGGTATGGGATAAGGTTAAAAGTGGTGAATTGAATGGATTCTCTGTAAGTGGATACTTTGAAGAAATCAGACAGTTCTCAATCGAAAGAGAATTCTTATCTCAAGTTGCACAGATACTTAAAAAGTATAAATAATAACCTCTGGTAAAATTAATATAAATTCATATATATTATTAAGAGGTAATAAATAAACCAATAAAAAAAACTATTATGTCAAACGAAAAAACCGCAATTAGCGAAATCAAAAACTTGATGAAAAGATTCGGATTCTATTCTGAAACTGTTGAAGAGAAGTTTTTGGACGCAAAGTTGAAGGACGGAACCGCAATCAAAATCGAAGGTGAATCTGCAGTTGAAGGCGCGAAGGTAGTAGTGGTAACAGAAGAAGGGGAGCTACCGGCCCCCGATGGTGTTCACGAACTAGAAGATGGTTCAAAAGTGGAAACCAAAGAAGGTGTTATCGCTAAGATTGAAGCTCCTGAAGTTGAGGAAGGACCTGAAGTAGAGGTTGAGGTGAAAGCCGAAGACGAAACTCCTGTGATTGACGAAATCAAGGAAAAGGTTGAAGAAAAAGTTGACGTAGCTGAACTCTATGCATTGTTGAAAGATATGATGGAGAAAATCTCTGACAAGATGAAAAAGATGGAAGAGAAGATGGAAGCTGTATCAAACGATTTCGAAAACTTTAAGAAGGAACCAGCCACTTCTAAAATTAAAACTGGTAAAACCGAATTATTCGGAAAAGATAAACCTGAATCCTTATTGGATGCAAGAATTAAAACGATTATGGCCCTTAGAGGTGAATAATTAAAAATTAAAACTAAAAAAGAATTAAAATGAAAAAAGCATTAACTAGAAGTGAGTTTAGCTACGTAGTATCTTCAATCACTGGTTTCACCGACCAAGTTGGTGGAGCAGTATTGTCAAAAGCATTACTTGGTGCTACAACTCCTCAAAATGTAACTGTACGTTTAGGTATCAAAGGTACCCAAGCTCTTAACTTATTGGACTCAGCTCCATCTTTCCAAGATGGTGCTTGTGGATGGTCTGCAAGTGGTACAACTACTTGGACACAAAGAGACATCACAACTTGTCCTGAAAAAATTAACGAATCATTGTGTCCTATCGCACTTTATGACACTTACCAGTCAATGTTGTTACAACCTGGTATGTTGGAAGAAGCTGTACCAATGGAAACTATGATTGGTGACCTTAAATCTAAGCAAATTCAGCAAAGAATTGAATCTAAATTGTGGAATGCTACCGTATCAGGTGGTGACTGTTTCGATGGTTTCAAAACTATTATCGCTTCAGGTCAAACTGGTGTAGCTGTATCTGTATCAGGTACTGCTTGGAACCCATCAATCGCTTACGGTACTAACGGTAACCCAATTTGGGAAGTTGACAAACTTGTAAACGCTCTTGCTGACGACGCTCAAGCGTTCGACGATTTAGTTGTTTTCTGTTCTGTACCAGCTTTCCGTAAGTATGTACAAGCGTTAACCGCAGCTAACTACTTCCAAAATTACATTGGTGGTTCACAAGCTATCGGTTCTGAAATGAATATGTACGCTATCCATCCGAACACTAACGTTAAAGTTGTACCTACAATCGGTATTACTGATAACTATGTTTCTATCGGACCTGCTAAGTATATGTTCGTTGGTTTCGACTTACTTTCTAACGAGAAGTTGGATATGTGGTTCTCAAGAGATAACCAAGAAATCAGATTGGCAGCTAACTACAACTACGGTGCACAAATCGCTAAGTTCGGTTCTACTGCATACTTCGCTGTAAACGGTCTATAATCTAACCAAACCTTATGGGGGAGGGAAAACCTCCCCCTTATAAAAATAAACAAAAATTAAAAAAAATATAAAAATATGAGTTGTTTTATTTCTGAAGGTATCGCGTTAGGTTGTTCCGATAGTATTGGTGGTCTTAAAAAACTATACGTTCTTGGTGGTTCAACAGGTGCAACTTTTGGTACTGTCGCATACAATGTCGATGATGCCATTACAGGTGCTACCGGTGGTTCAGGAAGTTTCTACGCATTTGAGTTGAAGAGAAATACTTCTGACTTAACTCAAAACGTACAGAAATCTTTCGAGAACGGAACCATTTTCTTTGAGCAAGTGGTGAACGCAAGTTTCTACAAATATGATGCGGACAAAAGAAACGCACTAAAAATCCTTTCACAAAACGATGAAATCTTTATCATAGCAATTGACCAAAACGATACTCAGTATCTATTGGGTCAAACAAATGGTATGTACTTGTCAGGTGGTAACGCCGGAACTGGTACTGCATTGGGTGATAAGAATGGTTTCACATTGACATTCACAGGACAAGAACCTGTACCGGCGAGAGTAATCTCAGGTACACTTGCTACTGTGTTCTCAGGTAATACCTTTGTTGGATAATACCAAACTACAACTGTTGAAAGTTGGAATAGGGGACTTCGGTCCCCTTTTTTATTACGTACCATTTCAATTTAAGAATTTTTATATTTAATTATATACGGGATAATTATGATTATACTTAATAACAATCAACAAAATGAATTGGTGTTGAATATCAATAACAATTCAAGGGTCGACTTTACGGGTTATACATTAACCTTTACCCATACTTTGTCGCAAAACACAAGGTCATATACTGTTAATACATCAAATCCCGCACAGTTCGGTGAGAATGATAGATACTGTGAGATTATAATAAATCTTACAGGTAACGGAGCATTAATCTATGAGGGACAATATCAATTACAAATATTTGGTAACGGTACCAATTTGGTATTTACAGGATTAGCAAGATTAGATGGAACATCAGAAGATAACTCGTACATTGAATACATTTCAAATAACGAAGACAACGAAAGTTATATATACATTGACTAATGGAGAATAAAAAGAAATACGAATTAGCAAGGGTTAACTTCACACAACAACCCTTTTTACCAATCTTCTCAGAGGTTTTACAAAAACAACCTTGGGTATATTACGGAGAAGACAATTTAATGCCAATTTATTTGGTATCACGATATAATAACAGTGCGATACACAAAGCAATTATAACCGCCAAACAACATCAGATTGTTGGTGATGGTTTAGTATCTCTCAATAACCCAATGGCAACGGTTAACCTAATCAATAACAAAGAAAACGTATATGATGTATTTAAGAAATGTGCATTGGATTATGTTTTATTTGGTGGGTTTGCGTTGAATGTGGTATGGAGCAGAGACAGACAATCAATTGCAGAAATTTATCACATTGATTTCACAAAACTTAGAAGTGGTAAAATTAACCCTGAAACTGACGAAGTTGATAGTTACTATTATTCACACGATTGGGCATATCCAAGAAAGTACATTCCTGAAGAATTCCCTTCGTTTGCTCAAGATGCTGATAATCCATCTCAAATTTATTATTATAAGGATTATTCTCCGAATCTTTCTTATTATCCACACCCCGACTATTCAGGTGGTCTTGCGAGTATTGAGATTGACGTAAACATCAAAGAATTCCACGCAAGAAACCTTCAGAATGGTATGTTACCATCACTATGGATTGACTTCGTTAATGGGGTTCCTGGCGAGGAAGAACAACGTTTAATTACAAGAGCGTTGGAAGAACAATATTCAAGTGTTAATAACGCAGGTAGACCAATCATTTCTTTCTCAGAAAGTGCTGAATTATCTCCAAAGGTAACTCAGATTCAACCTTCAGCAAATGATGGTTATTATCAAGCAATTTACGAGGATATAATCCGTTCAATTGCTTCCGCCCATAGAGTATCATCACTTGAACTATTTGGTATTGCCACAGCGGGTAAATTGGGTGCAGCAAATGAGATTGTTGAACACACAGAATACTTCAGAAAAACAGTAATTATGCCATATCAAAATGCTATGTTACCTTGTTTCAATAAACTTGTATCAATGAAATTCCAAACACCAACTACATTTGAAATCAAACCTCTATCAATTTTTGAGGTGGGAGATGTTGTTGAAAAACCAATCGTTGAAGATAAACCAATCACACCAGTACTACAGTAATCTATGGCAACCAAATTATTAATATCAGAGAATAAATTAAAAGCGTTTACCAACATCAACAAGAACGTTGATATTGACGCTATCAGAGCTGAGATTGGAATCGCACAGGATATCCAACTTCAACCATTGCTTGGAGGTAAGTTTTATGACCACCTGTTAGCTCAAATCAGTTTGACGGGT